AAAATGTCTAAAGAGGATAAACTCAAGTTATATACCTTTGAGAGAAAGCTCAAGTTAGGTAAAACAATCAGAGCCATAGCTCAACAGTTGATAGTTCACCATAGAGTGTACTTCAAACTATGCTACAATAAGAAAGGAGAAATCTATAAGATTGAAAACATATCACCTGAGAGAGTTAGGATTTCAAGAGATAAGGAAACATACTTTATTTGTGAGGATTGGACAGCTCGCATTGATGTGAGAGAGATAAAAAAGTATCATCCTGCCAATACTGACCTTGAGCAACTCTATTGCTATGAGTTAATGACATTAGGCCAGGAGTGGTATCCTTTGCCGCAGTACAGTTCGGCACTTAATTTTGCATTTTTGAGTGGCGAGCTATCATACTTCGCTAAGAGTAACATTCAAAACTCAATATTTCCATCCTTTGCTATGATGTTCCCTAAGAGACCACAGTCAGAGGAGGAGAAACACATGATTAAGCAGACCATTGATAGGTTGAAAGGTGCAGCTAATGCCGGTAAGGCTGTTGCATTCTTTGCTAATAATCAAGATCAGTTACCTAAGATTGAAAGCCTACCAACTAACAGCAATGATAAGTTGTTTCAAGAGGCATCAAGCCTTAACACTGAGCAGATATGCTTTGCTCACACAATAGATCCCATCCTTATGGGAGTAAGAACTCAAGGATCTCTTGGCTCAGGTAGTGATATTAAGCAGGCTTATGTTGTATTTGAGAAAAATGTAGTCATGCCATTGAGGAGACAAGTTGAGGAGATAGTTAATGAGATAATGACCATTGCTAAGATACCGGGCAAGTTCTCAATTAACAACTTTCAGATCATTAATGAGACAATCATTGAGCTTGAAGGTGATACCTCTAAAACATCAGATGCTTTGAACTCATTAAGTCCATTGGTAGCTACTAAGGTACTTGAGAAAATGACACCTAATGAGATAAGAGCTCTTGCTTCACTACCTCCAATTGAGGGAGGTGATGTTATACAAACAGAAACACCTGCGCCATGATATACTTTATTACAGAAACATATTTAAAGACTAACACACCTATCACAGCCAATGTTGATGTGACAGATGTTACTCCGTACATAGCAACACAGGCCCAGCTCAGAGTTATGCCTATCTTAGGCACTACATTCTACAACTATCTACTAACTAAGTACAATGCTCAGACATTGACTAATGATGAGGAGGCACTTGTGGCATACATTCAACCTGTTATAGCTTGGAGGAGTGCAGAGGATGCTGTGTTTGGCTTGACATATCAACTTAAAAACAAAGGACTGCAGACTCAGTTTGGGGATTTCTCAAGCTCAGTAACTCGATCAGAGGTAGCCTTTGGGATGGAGCACTACGCACAAAAGGCTTCATTCTTTGAGACCAGGTTAACAAGATACTTGATAGCTAATAAGGACTTATATCCTGAGTTCACAGCAGAGGTGAACAGAGATACTGACCTAAGACCTATGATTGATCATTGTGGCTGCAACTGTGGGGAAGTGTGTAGATTTGACTGTCCTTGTGGAGGATTTAGAGAGAATGGATATAATAACAGCATATTGATTTTGTGATGGGATTTAATGAAGTAGCATTTACAGTAATAACAATACTCATATCCGGCATAGGGTATTTTTTAAAGAGTTTACATAGTGACTTAAGAAGTGTTATGAAGGAACAAAAACAAATAATTGAAACTCAAGGCAGATTAAAAGGCAAGATTGAGCTTGTTGATAATGAGGCAAGGTTTAAATATGAAGCCATTGAGAAAATGACACAACTTGAAATCAAGCACCTCGCTGAGCAGATAAGTGAGCTCACTCAATCAGTAAAGAAACTAATAGAAATAAATTTAAAATGAGCATAGCACAAAGATGGAACGCTCCCACTCCAAAATTCTGGAAGAGAGTACAACAGGCAGCCATTACAGTGGGTGCAATAGCAGGAGTTATCCTTGCTGCACCTATCACACTACCTGCAGCGGTCATAACTGTGGCAGGATATGTAGCAACAGCAGGAACAGTAGCAGCAACAATATCACAATTAACTGTAGAAAGCAATGAGCAACGTTAAGAACTACACTGATAAACAACTCTTAGATAGAGTTAAGTCATTATCTACTTATAAGAACATACCATCTGATATGTGGCTGTTGTTTGTGCGTTCTAATGAGGATGCTAATAATGTATTTGATGACAAAGTGTATATCTTTAAAGGCTCATCATTTCAATATGTAACCTCTTGCACTACCAATAAGGGCAACAAAGGAACTGCAGTAATGGAAGCTGACAGATGGAACTATGATTGTTATGCTTATGGACTTCACAGAGGTAAAATGGAGGCACTTAGACAGGTTGCCAAAGTACCTTACAGAAGAGATTACACAGCAGATGGTAAAACAAACCCAACTACTGAGATCATGGATAACATTATCTTTATGAATGTTCATGGAGCAACCTATAACAAAGGTAGTCAACAGGTAGCAACTCAAATTGGTGGTTGGTCAGAGGGATGCTTAGTGCTTAACAATAACCCTGATTATGAGAGAATGGTTCGTATGGCAAAAGACCAAGCGAAAGTATCAATAGTATTAATAAACGAATTTTAAAATGGCAAAAAAAGTAGGCAGACCTAAGAAAGTACAGGTTAACATTGAGGATGACAAAATTGATGTAATTGTAAAAACAAATAAGGCTGAGATAGAATACCACAAAGATGGTATCAATCAAGAGCTTGACTATGATGGTAAAAAAGTAGATGTTAACATCAAAAAAGATGAGACAGGAACTAAGGTAACTGTGGAGTCAGAAAATAAATTCCTTAAAGCTGTTGCAACATTAGCATCTAAGTTTGTTGTAAAGCGATTTAAAAAATAGTATCTGGATACTTACCATTAGAACAGTTACCGGATCAACTCCCCCATGTGATATGGTGTCACATGTCTAAGCTCACTGAATAGGTGAGCTTTTTTATTTCAATCAGTTACAATTTGTAACGGTTTTGTTTATTTATGGCGATTTCGCCACAATTAAAATAACCATATTCCCCACGTTGGGAAATTGGTAAATTATCCCGTTTTATCCCGTCCAGACCTGATAATCTTATTTAGAATCATTATAAATTACGATAATTATTTGCATATATAAAAAAACTTACTAACTTTGTTCTATAAATAATAAACAAAACAATATGAAAACAGAATTTATTAAAGAATGCGACACTTGCTGGGGCAGTGGTTCAGTATTAATTAGCAGTGCTTATGAGCATCCATCTCATAGTGAGTCTGATATTTGCAATGAGTGTAGAGGTGAGGGTAAATACCTTGACTATGAACTATTAACTGAGCGTGTTGAGGATGTTGAGTGGATGATTGAGGGCATGTTGACTCGAATTAGATTGACATCTGATACTTTAAAAGATTTGAGCAGAGGTATGTTCTATGAGTTACTTCCTAAGTATAAGCATAGACTTAATATTCAGTCAAGAGCTCTTGCAAGATTAGAACTTTATTTGTCAAACCTTAAAAATTATTAATCATGACAGAAGATCAAAAGGCTGTGAGAGACGTTTTAGTGTTCTCTGCTGCATTATTAGCTATCACTTTTGTGTTGATGTATATCGGAGTAGTAGGATAGCATGAGAGAGCCTAAAATCAACTTAGCAATTATCAGTTACTGGGATAACTTTGATATAACAAGATATAATAACTATTTAAAAGTATTAAAAAATGTGGATAATACACTATCGAGGATACATGGGAGGAGCTTGGAGGATATTAAAAAAGACTGTGCAAGCAGACTCAGAATGGGAGGCACGAAGGATGAGCAACCTTTGGGAGAAACTAATCATTAAAATTGAGAGGGTATGAACTTAGATGATATTATAAGAGAAAAATTCCCTCACATGAGAACCATTGACCTTGCTAATGAGCTTGGACTTAAGTACTGCACTGTGGCAAATAAAGCTCACAGAATGGGATTGCATAAGTCAAAAGAATATCTGGCATCTGAAACATCTGGCAGACATAATTTAATTGAAGGAGGCAAAGCATATAGATTTACAAAAGGTAATAAACCTCACAACAAAGGAGCCAAGATGCCGGAACATATCTATGATAGAGTTAAACCTACCATGTTTAAAAAAGGCAGTAAACCACATAACACACAACCGGTTGGAACTATCAATTTTAGAACTGACAAAGAGGGCAGAACTTATGCATACATCAAGATAAAAGATAGTGATTGGAGGTTGATGCATAGAGTGGTATGGGAGCAACATAATGGGTCAATCCCTCCTGGTCATGTTGTGAGGTTTAAAGATGGCAACACAATGCATTGGGATATTAATAACCTTGAAATGATTGACATGCGTAATAACATGGATAGGAATACCATACAAAGATTTCCTGTTGAGATACAGGAAGTAATTAAATTAAATAGTAAACTTAAAAAGAAAATCAATGGCACGAAACAAAATCAATGATCTTAGAGATCACTTATTCTCAGCATTAGAGAGATTGGATAATGATGAGCTCACAATGGAGGAGCTTAATAAAGAAATTGAAAAGGCACAGGCAGTGGCAACAATTGGATCTGTTATCA